ATCAGCTCCACCCTGTGGCCCTTTTCCAGCGTTTTCAGGATCAAACTTATTGTGTTTGGGTCTAGTCTCATATTTTGGTGCCCCCTGTTTATAACCCGCCGGGGGCAAGCGGAGCAAGAGGTGATGTCGGTAGATGATGCTGTAGATGTCGTCCCGTACCTGACGCCATGTAAATTATACCATAGAGGCCGGGTCAAACACGGGAATTACGCCAGTCATCCGCCTTTGAGGTACGTTTCTGCAATGGCCTTGTATTCCGACACATGGCCCTCGGCTGCCGGTTTCAGGTACGGCTGTGCTGACATTTTCCGCGTGCCAAACTCCACATACGGCGCATACTCCACGTTTGTACCGATATACGCGGAATCACCGGACACGGCATGAGATATGCTGTTGCGGAGGTTTCCGGTATCTACAGGGCAGTTGGCCTTTGCATAGCCCTCCGCCTGCAGACCGATTGCCTCCAGTGCCGCTTCCTTTTGTTCGCGAAGCGCCGCCAGAATCGCCCCGGAATTATCAGTGATATGTACTTCCATGTCAGCCACTCCTGTACTCGTTGATGTACTGTTGCCGGATTGCGTTGCTGATTTCCTCTCCCTTTGTGATCGGATCAGATTTGGCCTTTGCTTTTTTCCATTCCTCGTACGTTATATCGCCCATGTGTTTGGTGTTCCGGATGCTCAAATCAGACAGGTCACGCTCAAAGCCTTCGATTGCAGCCATTAGAGAGCACCGGCAGTTGTAGACCAAATGCGGGGCCGCTGTTGGGTCTCCCGGATAGCGTATCCGTTCACCCTCAACCGTGAAATATCCGTCAACAGGAGCCGTCTGGCCGTCCAAGATGCGGTGCTCGTGCCGGGTCCTCCCGTCCAGCGTTGCAACCCACTGTTGCCGCATTTTGATTCCCATGGATTCGGCGCGTTTATACCCGTCTACCCGTCCGGCGTTCTCCGCGCCCGTCATCGCTGTACGGGCCGTGCGAATTGCCGCTTTCCGGTCCATCTCCGCTACCATTTGCATCCGGGAGGCGATTTTCGGGATACTTTCACCCCGCACAATGCCCTGCAGCACCGCCGATTGGATGTGCTGTCGGTTCCACCGCAGGTCTTTCCCGATAGCTGCCGCCGCGTCTATGGCTTTTTGGGCCGCTTTTCCGGGGCCGGGGATCAACTCCGGGTTGTCCCGCAGCAGTCTCTCCACCGTCTGCCTGTCATATAGCGTATAGGAGGTGTCAACCTGTGCGCCGTGTTCAACCTCATACGTGGCGTAGTTGTGGTTCAGTGCGTATGCCTCCGGGGTATAGCCGTTGACGATGCTCCGGGCGATTTGGTCAGCGTGTGTCAAATTGTCCGCCAGGGTATTCCGCATTTCCTCCCAGCGTTTCCCCATCATGATCTGCCCGGTGCGCCACCGCTGGTATTCCTCCGGGGTTTTCTTCCCTTCTTTGACCCACTTCTGCCAGGTCTTGTCTTTGATCTCAAACCGCCGGAGATAGTCCCGCAGCTTTTCCTCCACGTCCGCCGCCGCTTCGCTGTATAGGTCGGATATATCGCGCTCCAGCCATGCAAGCAGCTCGTCCGTCTCACGGTGTCCGGGGTCAGGTTTCATCCTCGGTCACTTCCTCGTTGAATCGGTTGGATTCGTCCGCTGCAATCTGCCGCAGGATCTTTTCCGCCTTGTCGCCATCTCCGAGGATCGTCAACACCTTCTCCGTAACGTATTCCTCTGGCAGACTGGTCGCCGCCAGCATCACAGACTGAATCTCCTCCGAGGTGTTAATAATCCGAGACCGGGTGAACGTTGGTTTGTCCTGCACCCCGGCGATTGTCAGCAGCCCTTGAATGAAATCAATCACGCAATACTCCAGTGAGGTTAGTTTGGCGTCAAACGCCTCATACGCCGCCTGAATCTGCGTTGCGGTGACTGCTCCACCGGCAATCATCTTGGTATCCAGTGCCATGTAATCCTCGTACAGGTCCGCTCTCAGCCTGTCCAGCATGGCCTCTCTCGCAACGGACGGGATTTCCACGGTGTGCGCCTCCGCTCCGGTCCCTGCGTCATCATCCACCACCGCCGCATGGACGGTTTTCAGACGGTCAAGGAACTGCGACAGGTCAACGTCATCCATGCCCCCGGCATTATGCAAAATCCAATACATTTGAGCGTTGTCGAGGTCATTGGCAAACCCGGATTTAATCAGGTCATACGCATCAATTCCGGGCCGGATCCCTACAATCTCGCTCTGCCGCGCCTGATTGCCCCACAGCGGTACAATCGGGAACGTGGGATAATTCTCATAGTCGAGGATTTCCGTCCCGTCTGCCTCGCTCTGCGCGATTGTGACGCGGTATGCGATAGACGGGCGCATATATACGCCATCCTCGATTTTCTGCCACTGGTCTGCTGGCGTGTTTTTGTTGTCCCAGAGGTAATCTGTGTAACCGTCCACTGTATACAGCGTCGCCCGGAGCGGCCTGGAGGAATCAATCTGCCAGAACCGCACACCAGCCATCAGAGCGCCGGTTTCCTCGTCGTACAGCGGTGCAAACTCCGTCAGCCGGAAGATCTCAACGTGATCCAGATTGAAGAATCCGAACGCACAGCCCTCCACAAGCGCCGCCTGTGCAGCCTCTACGAGCCGTGTATCAAAATCTTCGCCCAGCTTCTCCCCGGCTTTGCTCTCCCATGTAACGCCGTTTCCAAGCAATGTCTGGGCCTCCTGCGTCACAAAACGATGGAAGAAGTTGCTCGGGATTTTGTAATTGGCGGAATACACATCCTCATAAGCCCGTCCCGCCAAATCGTACAGCGTTTTCCGGTAATGCGTGATGGTGGTATTCCGCTGCCTGTCGTAGTCGTTGCCGATCACAGCGGTTTTGTAGGCGTCACTGCCCTGATGTTCACTGATGACCGAGCGCACGAACGCCGCCCGGTCCTGGTCCCTGTCTCCGATTTGCAGATAGTCCTGATATGTTTTCATTCTCTCACCTCATACTCAGCGGTATATAGTCGTTTTTCGGTCTGGTAACGTGCATGGTGTTCACCATGTACCGAACAGCATCCATCGCATGGTCATTCTCCTTAATCGGCGTATCGTCCCGATCAGGGTCCCAGCTATATAGGCCAAATTCCTCAATCGTCCGCTTGCATCCAATTCCAATTTTGATTAGCCCAAGCTGGAGCGCCGACGCCGTTTTCTGGATACCGTCCAACACCTCATTGTTGGCCTTGCGGACCTTGAAGCGGTGCTTCTGCCGGACCAGGGCGATAAAGGACGTTGCAGACGGGTCAACGATCAGCCAATCTATAGCACGATCCCCGGCCAGCTTCTCCAGTTCCTCGTAGTATTCCTGGTCTGTGTGCTGGTGTCCGGTTTCCCGGCCTGAGTGGTAATACTCTTGGATCAGATACCACACACCGCCTGACAGGCCCCACAGCAGCATAGCCGTGGGATTCTGGATACCGTAGTCCATGGAGATTACATAGCGGGAGAACGTCAGGCCGGACGTGTCATCCACCGTGCAGGAATCGTCAAACATCGGGTAGATAATGCCCTCTGCCAGCACCCACAGCCCACGGATATATCGGTCATAGAACACACCGGAATACATGGATTCATACCGGGCTATGATCTTCTCCGACAGTGACGGATTGTCCCGCAGTTCAAAATGAAGGTGCAAAGCGTTGTGGCGTTCCGGTTCCAAAATCCACTCTTGGTAAAACCAGTGGTTCGGTGATTCCGGGTTACAGTTGAACCAGAACTTGGACCCGTCCACGGAACACCGGGCAAGCGCCTGTTCTACAAAGGATCTCGGTTGAAGCGCCACTTCATCAAACAGCACCCCGGCCAGCGTCCGGCCCTGGATGAGCATAAAGCTGGCTTCATCCTTGCCGCCGAATACCTCAAACACGTTGGTCTTACCGTCTCTGGACACAATCAGCAGCTTGTCCGTCCGGCGCCACTGGATTTGATAGCGTTCCTGCACCCATACCGTCGCCAGATACGGCGCTATGATATTTTTCACGGTGGAGTCCACGGTCTTGCCGCAGATTCCAAACCGCTGATTGTTGAACCGCCGCATGGCATCGTCCACGAATGACAGCATCATGAACGAGGTTTTACCGGAACGGATCGCACCGTCCGCTATGAGTGCATCGTAGTCCGTGAAGGGGAACGCCATGATTTGCTTTTGCTTTTCGGAAATCATATTGCCCTTGCGTCCAGCCACGCCCGGTAAATCTTCGGCCCCTGAATGGCGATCCAATCCACCATTTCCTCATTGTTGGCCCATGAACCTTCCGTTTTCTGTGAACTGGCATCCAACCCGGATTCATACAGAAATGCGTGAACAATCTCGTGCCGTAGTGTCTCCTGGTGGAATATCGCTATGAATTCGTCCGTCTCATTTTCGAATCCAGGGAACGTATGGAGATCGCACAGGACGATTTCTTTCATCATCCCATCCCGATACCCGCTTGCGTTCCATTTTTCAAAATACGGGTCATCTCCGTACTTTTTCACGATAACGGCGTATTCCGTCCCGAGTATATTAACCGTCATGGCGTTCCTCCATCAATTCTTCCGCCAGTTCCCGGAGGCTCTTTGTCAGTGCATCGTCCTCCGGTTTCTGTGTTCCTATCGTGATATTTCCCGCCACCGCATGGCGCTTCATAAGCTCTTTCCCGGCGTTTAGGCGGTCAGTCAAAGCGGCATCGAGGCCGAATTGGTCCTTGACCTTGCCGCGCATTACATCCGAATAGAACTGCAATACTTCATCAGCGGAGGCGATACGTTCAGCCTCTTTCGGGGCCATCCGCTTTGCTATATACTCTGAAATCAAAGGCTTTCGGAGGTTTTCCGTTCCCACCGCCGATAGCGTCACACGGTTCCCTTTATACCCGGCTCTTTCAGCCGCCTCCGTTGCATTCCCGCATTCCAGATAATAATCCGCAAACGCCTTTTGTTTCGGTGTCAGGGGCATTTACCCACCCCCGTACTCTTCCGCCAGGAACTTCACCACATCGGCTACCTGGTGTGTCTCCAGGAGTTTGACGGTCTTTTCGTGACCGTATGGCATAATCTGTTTCTCTGTCAGCACGAATTTCGTCACCATCCTCCCGGCCTTCTCTGAATATGTCTGCATCTGATTGATCTTGATATACCGCCCCTCCTGGCATAGTGCCATCTGGAGCTTGTACATAGTCCTTCGTAGGTTCATACCGTCCCCCTATACGGTGCGGAGCCGCCAGCCAATCTGAATACGGCTCCGCAGTTGCCGGGAGGCCGATTCGAACGGCCTTCTGTTGGGCAGAAAGGAGGGCAGAAACCATACAGTAT